GTTACATCCCCCGACACATCATAAATTCCTTTAAGAATAAAGGATCTTTGCGAGCATGATGTGACATGAGAAACGATCCGTGAATACGTTGTGGCGTTTACTAACGGTTCTACAGCAGCTTGCACTGTTACAGATATTCCAGTAGCTTCTATCATATCTGCTACTGCCTTGCTTATTCTGTCTGGTAGTATCATATTTTATGCTGATTTTTGTAGTTTGGGTCTAATTGCTTTCTTGCGTAAATCAAAGATTATTTTCATGTATTTGGAGACTATCTCTGACGATGTTGCTCTAAATGATTCATTGGTGGCATCATCTATATATCTAACATTATTTATAAGTTTTCCTTGGTATCCAGTGTTGTTATGCGAAAGGCTAATAGAACCAAGAGATACTTTTCCAAATAGATTATATGGAGTATTTATTTCTGATGGGAATCTATTCTGACCAGCAGACCCCAGCTGACTAACATTTAATCCTTTTCCTCCAGCTAGATGATAACAAGCCTTCCATCCAGCCTTAGCCAGACCGATTGTCTTGAGTCTTTTGTTAATTAGCTTCTTCCTTTTGTCTTCTGTTACGAATCCCAAAGATCTATGGTTTTTAGCATTGATAGCTGGAACTTTGTAATCGTTTAGTTTGCGGTAAGACAGATAATCAGATTCGTCCACTTTGCGTGGGATCTTACGCATTTTATCAAAGTCTTGCTCGTAATCTGTATGCGTTCCTGTTCTTTCGTTGAATGTGCTTAATCCACCAGATTTATAATTTGCATACCATTTCTTGGCTCTATCGCCATTGATGTAATCCGTAATTAGTCTGAATGCGATACCTTGCCATCCTTGATCAGACTTAGTTGTGTATGCACTTTTTACGTCTTCTTCGATCCTTTTTGCGGATTTAACTATTGCCTTATTAAAAGACATCGAAAAGGTTTCTGGGAGTGTTGATTTTTGTAACTGGAATGCTGCCATCCTAGCTACGAGCTTAGAGTTATCCTCCATTGATTTCAGTATTTTATCGTTAATCAAAGCGATTTTGTTTTTCGCTTTATCAACATTAACCGTAACAGCAGCACTCATATTCTGATACCCTCTGTGTCATGTTTAAATGAAACAGTGGACTCGGTAGTTCCCACTTCTACGTTAGAAACCTGTAAAGGTATTGAATTATATGTGCACCTCTTACCGATTAGACCAATGTTTATGTTTGATGCAGCTGGGACAATAACACTTCCAGCTGCTTCTATCTGCTCTCCACCAAAGTCGGATTCAGATCCAGCGGATATAGTAGACCACACCCCATTTAGGATTACTCCGTTAGATAAAGTTACTGCACTTGAACCAATTACTGTATTAGCAATGGTTATTGCACCTTGAATAAATAAATCAACTAGAGAGGTCATAAATATATAAAGGAAAAACGCCTGCCTACTTTCGCGGGCAGGCGTTTGACAACACGAACTACAATACAAAAAAGTATTAACCGAGCAGAAGAGCAACGTGTTGCGGTTTGATAACTTTGAATCCCCATGCGGCTTGAATGCGATAAACATTCATACCAACACCTGGATAAACGCGAAGGTCAAAGCTGATCCCAGTGCGTGGGTCAGTGATGATTTCGTTATCAATTGCAAGGTCGCCTTCAGCTGGCATGATTGGGATACGAGTGCCAAGCAACAGTGCGTTAGAACTGAATGCAAGGTTACGCGAAGAGGTTGCGTTTACAGTGATAGCCGTATTGTCAGCTACTACTTCAACGATACCTGGAAGAGCTACAGTGAATGATCCAGAAGCAAGAGCGGTTGCAGCAACGTATTTGTTGTTACCGATAGTAACGATGTCACCAGCGAGGATCGTTCCAGATCCGCCGTCAACAGTTACGGTCGTAGCACCAATTGCAAGTGCACCGTTAAGGAGATAGCTTGCACCAGTTCCTGCGGTTGCACCGTTGATTTGAGCCGACTCACGAACAGAGAAACCATGGAGGTTAAGAAGCTCACCATCGCGGAGAGTCATCGAAGTTCCTGCTTCGTTTGCACGGGTAAGTTGGCTAAGAGTGCGAAGGGAAGCACCAGCAGCGGTGTTGATAACAAGCGAGCGACCAGATGCTGGTGCACCGTTGTCATCAAGGATCTTACGAACTTGAGCGGAATCAGCAAGGTTGCTTGCGAAAGGAGTCGTTCCAGCAGTGCCGTAAGCACGGGAAGCACCAGCGGCAAGAGCGTCACATACATCGTTTTCCATTTCGTTTACAATGGCACGGAAAGCTTGAGCGATCTGACCTTGTTTGAGAGTGAGGAAACCTACGCCTGTGTCCATGCCGTATTGCTCTTCACCAGTCCATGAGAACGGGGCAAAGCGAGACTTGCTGATGGTGAATGGCGAGTTGGTGATGGTTTGATCAGCAGCGGCAGGGAATGCCATTGCAGGAGCAACGTCACCTACAGCGGTATTAGCCGATGTGGTTGGGACTCGGAGAGTTTGATTGAGTGCTACACCGTCTGCCGAAGCATCGCGGGTTACACCTGGGATTGCACCGACAAGCTCACGGGAAACAACGTCAAGTGCTGCGTAAACATCGGGGATTAGGTTTGTAAGGGTATTAGCCATAATATTAGTTTTTTAGTAGATTAATTTTCTGTGGTTGTTCCACCTGCATCACGAAATGCTTGCTTATCTTCATCAGACAAGAGCAAAAGTTCTGAGATGGACATGATTTTAAGTAGTTTGCTTTCGACTTGGATTTCCTTGTCGATAACAGCCTCTACTTGGGAGGCTTGAGATTCTTTTTTCTTAGCAGCCATTTTATGCTTCTTTGATTTTACCACCGTTCAAGCAAAATTCCGATTTCTTGAATGGGGTGAGTGCGTTGAATTGGTCGCGGGAAATTTCTTTATCAATTACTTTTTCTTCTTGAGCTGCGGTGGCTTCGATTGGCTGGTGAGAGCATTTGGCAAGTTCCTCGGTAACAAGTGCTTGCACTGCTTCTTCAGTGATCTTGGCTTGAGCTTCGACAAGTTCTGCCTCTGCTTGCTCTTTTTTAGCGTCAGACTCTTTGATGCTGGCTTCCAGTTCTTCGATTTTAAGATTGCTCGAAAGAATTTGATTCTTGAGGTCTCCGATTTCTTGGATTTGTGCAGTCATCTCTTCGATTTCTTTACGGAGAGATTCGTTTTCTGCAATCTGGGCTTCGATCTGCTCAACTTGAGCGTTATCTGGAAATAGTCGTGATAAAATTGACATAGTCGATATATCATCTTTTTTGTTAGATTCGTCAATAATATTTTCTGTTAGGTTTTTAACTTCCTTACGGACAGGCATAAGTATCTCATCAACAAACCCAGCTTCAATGCACTGTTGAGCATTCATCCATGTTTCTTTTTTCATCAGATCACGCATTTCATCAACAGGTGAACCAGTGCGGTTTGAATAGATTGCAGCGATGTCTTCACTGATGGAATCTAACAGGTCAGCAGATTGTCTAAGTTGGTCTGCGTTCCCTCTGACAACATTAGAAGCATCGTGAATCATCATTCTGCCGTGTGGCACAATATTGATTTTGTCGCAAGCCATAGCAATTACAGATGCCATTGAAGCAGCCAACCCAGTGATAGTTCCATTTACGATGACACCACGATCTTGCAGGCTTTTGATCTCTTGATAAATAGTATATCCATCAAATACGCTACCTCCAGGCGAGTTGATCTCAATATCTAAAGTATCAACTGCGTTTTCCGCAATATTGGTAATCTCTCCGAAATTAGCTCCATTTGATACGGCAGTCGCACCAAATAGTCTTCCAATCTCATCGATCATTTTATCGACGGATTCTCTTGTTACCACATCATTGAGTTTTACTTTTCCACTCTTGTTTTCAATTTCAATCATCTTCATCTTCTGAATATTTCTTTAGGGTTTCGTTGTTATTTGAGTCTGACTGATCGATTTCTTTCATGTCATTAACTGTGAACATACCTTTGTATCGTTCATCCAGTTCTACTCCTTTTTCTTGCTGTGCAGCAATGAACATGAGTTCTTTATCTGCCGCACGATTAAATCTATTCTTAAAGTGCTCGTCATGGTCTTTACCCATATCGTTAAGTAAATCTTCATCATTAAGTACACCTGCTCTCCATAGCTCAAGATTGCTCTTAGATACTCTTCCGTCATCTACTGTTAGTTTCGGTGGTTTACTAAAGCTCCATCTCCACCAATCTGGAGTATCTTTAACTCTGCCTAGCTTCACCAATTTCTTGAATGCGTATCCAATCATTATCTTGGCTTCCTTTTCAAGCAAAGTCTGCATATCTTCAATGGTCTGACGGGCTTGCATAACGTCTCTGCGTTCAGCTGTCCCGCCTCCTCTAGTTTGACCTTCCCACACAAATGAAAATGGATATGGAACACCAGCACATATCTTACGGATCATGCGATCATTAAATGATTCCCATGTTTCTCCAGGCGTTTCATGTTTAACGCTTTCTAGTTTGTAACCACTTCCTGCTCTAACAGTTTTATAGATACCGCCAAACAAAGTATTTGTTACCACTCCTTCATTAGATCGAATATCGCTACTCCCGCCCTCGGAGTTAAAGTAATCCATGGTCGGATTGTTATCTGGAATGCCAGATTCAGAGTGTTCAATTAAAGTATGAGATGAACGAGCGAGCATATTTAAACGCTCCCACTCATGTGCTTGCAATGCGTCACGTCCATCGTTTAGTCCATGGCTTAATGCGGGGTAACCGCGATTAGCTTCTGGGTAATCACAATCGTAAACGTGTTTGAGTGATGTCGAGGATATATCCTCGTCCATGTCCTCGGTTTCACCAAGAACGCGGTAAGCAATAGGCATCCCGTATTTGTTTTTGATGACTCCCTCAGTTATGGTGTATCCCTTGTATTGACCCTCTTGGACTTTATCAAAGTAACCTCTTTGCCCAACTCGGTGACAAGGAATGATTTGGATCGCAGGGAAACCGCTTTCCCATTCAGTCAAAAGATAAAAGCACTCACCATCACGAATCAACAGGTGAGCGATATGATATAAAACGGTGCTGAAGTCATCACCTTGAATTGACGTTATATTACAAAACTGCTCGCGTATTACACCCTCTGCTTGCTCTTTGATTTTAACGTCATCGGTGTTGAGCGATGGCTTCCAAGCTTTTCCCACGGAATACATTGGGATCTGACGGGCAATGCTTCTAGCAGCTCCAAAGTTCTCAATGAGCATACGCGAAACAGCGACAAGAGTATTCCGATCATATGATGGAATAAGTTTATCAATGTTATCCAATCTAGTTGGAATCCAAGGTCTATCGACTCCACGATTCTCCGTGCTGCGGTTGAATCTTTGAGCTACTAACGGGTTTCCATATTGGTCTATTAACATAAATCAAAACATAATTCTACGGTTTCTTGATGGGCGAACGCCTGTTTTGATGGATTCAATAGCCCACCTCATAGCCCCTAGCCTCTCCTGCAATGAATAGTTAGTCCTCTGGGTGTAGTTAGCACCGTTCTTTCCAGCTTGAACAATGTCTCCAGTAATAGTGCCGTTAACGATGCCATCATCGATTTCATCTACTTTTCTCTGTAGTATAGTAAGATAAGACGGGTCGCGTTGCGACCTATCCCACCAACCTTGAGCTAGTATCAACGGGTCTGCCATAGATTGTTATTACCAGACATCTAACAGTTAGGCAATATGTATTATTCGTCTATTTCCTTTTTGCTTGTCTTTGACGAAATAATGTTATCAAGTTTGATAATTTGCTTAACCAGCATCAATCCGACAAGTGCCATCACGTTATCTAACATATGGTTGTCCTTCTTGCCAATCCTAATCCACATTTCAGTCTCCCTTTTGTCGCGTCCAGCTATTACTTTGCGTTTCACCTCGGCGTTTAAGTGCTGCTTGAAGCGAGGGTCTAAATCGGATGGAATTACCAAGCTGCCCATCCTTCCTGCTCTCATTTCTGCGATCACATCTTTAATTGGATTTACACAAAAGTTGATCACGCTCGTCCTCGCTCCAGATCCAGACTGCACTGGAATCAGATTGCTATAAGGAACACGCATGGTGTGCCCAGCGATTACTATATCAAACGACTCCCTAGAAACCCCTCGATATGCCGTCCACTTGTAGTTTGCACATTTCTGGAACACATAATCTTGACGATACTGGGAATCGACCAATACGCATTTACTTGGGATCTTATACTTGATCCTCATGTTTTCGATGTCCTCAAATGTCAGTGCTTGCCCACAATTTAATATTTGCAGCACTCCACCGTATCCCATCGCCGCGACTGTAAACCACAATTCGTTCTGCTGAACGTCCACTGCGATAGCTCGGCACTCTTCACCATCGATTAGCTGTCCGTCATCGAAATCCACGATCTTGGTATCAGATACGCTCAACTCATTCGGGTTTTCATATGCTACTGGTGTCCAGAACTCAGCAAGCCTTTGCATTACGAATACCTGTAACAATGTTAGATCGCCACGATACTTTGCCTCCATTGCCTCATCAAACTGTTGAACCAGCTTGACCCAAGGGATACGCCAATAGCAAAGTGCGTTCGCGTGTGCCCCGATATATCCAGCTTCAGCGTTTGGATTTGTAACCAAATACCCGTCAATTGTATTTGGGTTGTGAATTGCACTTTCAGCTAACATCCTGCGATTCTTGATCGTATCGTGATATTCATGCCCACAATCTTGGTTGCAGCAAACCATTCTAACAGTTTCTGCTGTTTTAGTCCAATCCACGCCATAACCATCGATCTCAACCTTGTTCCACTTCATGTGATCCCACTTGAATGGCTGGACGGTATTGCACTCTTGGCATTCCCAGCAAAACTCCCTCTGGTCTGTCTTCTTCCATTCACGATAAAGATCGCACAATGAATCATCGCTTTCTACGTCATGGTGCGTTTGACCCGCTTGCCCTGCAAACAATACAATAGAATTCCACTTGTCATGCGTCCGTTGCTTTCCTTGCTGAATGCGTCCTGCTTTTTCCGATGTTTTCCAAGCCTCGTCAAATATAACCATCGGCATCGATTTCTCTTGAAGGTTGGATTCGGCATTGCCTCCAGCCTCAAGATAGAAACCGTGATTAAATATTACAGTTGTCTTCCTTATCTTGTGCCGATCAGTCCCGTTCTGCGATGGCAACAAATGCTTTAGCATTGGGTTCTTCTTTATCGATGGCAACAATCGCGTTTCCATCCAACGCTCCGCGGTATCGTCCTTTTGCCCAATAACTAAAATGTTAGATGGTGCTGTAGCCATACGCCATTGTGTTAGACCCTCAATCGCGGTCGTCTTTCCTCCACCTGGCGACCAAAGCCAATGAAGCTCCTTGACCCGATAATCCGATGCCCAGTTAAGTGCACCAATCATGTGAGGCGTTATTGATGCGTCTAGGCGAGGCGTAAGACCTTGGGATAGGTTTACGTTATCGAAGCACCATTCACTTATCTTTTGCTTTGGTCTTGGCTTTAACCCGCTTGCCCTTCTCTTCATCAGAGGGTGATTCATCAGCCAACTCTTCGATAACACTGTATTTTTCATAAACCTGTTTCCATAGACCCGATTCCAAATCGCTCAACTCCGACAGCAATTTGCGATCTTCGTCTTCCATCCACTCAGAGATCCAAGCCTCGTCCTTACCGGCAAGAAGTTGTGGCACTGTTGCTTTGCGTTCCGATAAAGCGATTTGCAATGCCGATGCCCAAGCATCTTGAACCCGCTCTCCATCCAACTTATCAAACATCTCACCAGATGCCTTGGCATTCTTCAGCCGCAGACCTTCGACCTCTTCCTTTGTCTTCTGTAGCTTCCAGTGTTCATGCGAATCGTCCTTGCTCTCAAAGAACACCTTCCACTCATCTGGCTTACGGCTGGTCTTCTCAAGCGTCTCAAATACCTCCCTAGCATCGAACACATCGTACCCTCTTTGGCGAAATGCCTTTAGCGTTGCTTCTGGCAATCTATACACCCA